TTCCTCCGTCTAGGTACACGCTCACAGTGGGGTCGATGTAGAGATTGAACACCGCAGGACTTGCTTTGAAGCGGAAATTCTCGCGCGCGTTGGCGTCGGTGCCTGCACTATAGGGCAGGCAAAACGCAAGATTGGCCACGCCCACCGAAGCACCGTTGATGATGTCGATAGGTGCGGTGTGCGTAGCCCCGAACACGACAAGCCTGTGGTCGTCGCCGCGCGCGAAACTGGTATCTGCGGAGGTGTATTTCTTAATGCCGTTGATCGTCCCTCCGCTGATCATCGTCAATTCACTTGTGTGGTACGGCGACAATGTGACAATGCCCGAACCGTCAATCGTGGCTGGTCCAATACCCCTATGCTGAATGACAGGCCAGATCTTCGACCACGCCGTGTCGCTAGAACCTGTCTTGATCCAAAGGCCGATGGGATCCCCGTCGTTTTCGTCGAATTGGACGCAAAAAGACGGGCCGCCATCCTCGTATTTCATAGGCGCGGTCAAGCCGATGATCGAAGGGTCTGCACTGATGAAGAACCACAGCGGGCGGCTGGTGGCGGTGACAGCCTTCAAGTCGAGTTGTGGGACGGGTACGGGGTCCGTGGTCCATTGAATGCCGATAGTCACCGAACCGTCGGAAGAAACCGGCCCTATGTGCTTGAGCAACGCTTGCCACGACGCCGTGGTCATGGCGTCGGCAAGCGGAATTACTTTCGAGAGTGGAAGGCACGGCGGATTGGGAGGGGTGAGTCCCGCCAAGAAAGCAGTCTTAGCCGCTTCCTTGGCGGTGTCCGCCTCGGTAAAAAGTTCTGTCGCCGTGTCCTTCCACGCGGTCATTTACGGCACGTAGTTGTAGCCTTCGATACGCACCCAGCACGCACCGCCAGTGCTCGACGCTTCCTGAATGTTGAGCGTCCAGTCGGACCCCGCCGTACCGGAGCCCGCATCGTAGAAGAGCGAATTCGTACCGGCCGGCGTGATGGTTACGTGATACTGCCCCGTAGGGAACATCGCAGCGCCACCTGTGACCGTGATGTTCACCGTGTTGTGGCCAGCTCCCAACGTCACCTTGAACGCCAGCACCGTGACGCGTTCCGTACTTCCAGACACCCAGCCTCCGACAAAGTACCGAAAGAGGCTCGAAATCACCCCATCGTAGTTCGCGGAGACTCCAGGAATGGCTGTAAAGCTCATTTTGTTGGACAGCAGCACCGCCATGTCGCTTTCATTGTGGCCGCACTTGAGCCACTTGGTGGAGTCCGTACCGGGCTCCGTTGTGGTCAAGTTGCCCCCCGACACGTTCTGCCACATGTACGTCGAGTGCTGCGTTCGTGCACTTGGCGGGTACGTCTCGGAAGCGTGCCATTCGGCAACACCACGCTGGCGCAAGTAACGCGTCACCCGGTGCACGATGTTTTCGATCCAGTTGAATCGTTGGCGAGGGGGCGGCGTAGACGTCGCCGGCCAGCCGTGGGCAACGTCGCCACCGCTGGGATCGATGTCCCCCGGATTGCTGCCGCCGTCGCCCACAGTACCGCTTTCGCACCACGTAGCCGTTTCAGGAGTGGGAAGAGTTTCAACCAGGGACATTGCGATTCATCCTTTCCGCGAAAACCCCGCCGCGCGACGGGAACGCTCGATCTCCATAGGGCGCACCGTGCGCCGTATCCGCGTCTGCAAAATTGAACACGGGCAGGGCATCGTCCCACACCGTAAACCCGACACTGACACCCATCGGGATAGGTAGCAGGTCGGCAAAGGCTAGCGCCACCTGGCGCAGCATCGGGATCGTACCAATGCCGATCTCGATTACCATTCCGCCTTCGCGAATCCAAATGGGGTAGCTGCCTGTGTGATCGTAGAAGATCAAGAACAGCACGTCGTAAATCTTCTCAACCCAAGCCTTTTCCCCGGTGAGTTTCGTTGTGTTCTTGATCATCTTCGCTTTGAGTGCGAAGCGATACACACCATCGCCCATCAAGGCAGGATCTTCGAGGGAGTCGCCACGATTGTAGAACACGCCGCCTGCTACGCTGTTAGCGCGGTCCCCGTACGGCTTCGCATGAAGGAAGGTGATACCGCCCTCCTCGCGGAACCCGAAGAATTCTTTCGGCGCCGCACCTAGGATCTTGCGACGGAGCACTACGATTTCGCCGATGACGTCTAGGTTCACCCCTCCGATGTTGTCCACATCCATCAACGAATCGAGGGTGCGTATTCCGTCTTTCACTTCGGCGAACTCAGAAGCGAGCGCTTCGATATACGCACAGAAGCGATCCGAGCTGCGCAAACTTCCTGCTATGCGCGCGAGTGCGCGAGCTTCAATATCAACGTCGTCGGCACTCATACAGCCACTATCGTGATGTTTCCCACGGACAGCGAGGGGTATTGATTGTACGGTGTCGAGAGATCTTGTACCGCAAGCGCGCCACCGTGGGCGGCAAGGCGTACCTGCTCGACCTTGATCGCGTGCGCTTGCGTGGTGCCCGAGACGGCCGTCAAAATGACGGGCACGAACTCCCCCCAAGGAACGTCGTCGCCTGGCATGAACGTCGTATTTGCCCAAGCGGCGACCGCCTGCTTCAACGTCGGACCATCGGTCGACTCGACGAACCCCTGTGCAGGCACCGCTTTGTACCTGATTTCCAGATCGTACAAGTACGGATCGGCCACGTCATAGGCAATGTCGTGCCACTGGCCTTGCGAATCCGCCACCTGCACATGAGTGCTTCCGACGTTGTCGCACGCGGGGTTCTTGTACAGCCAAATGGTCTGTGCGATTTTGTCCACGCCGCCGATTGTAACTGCGTTGCGCACCACAACCCGGCAAGAATGGGCCGGCAACGCCAAATCCCCCGGTTTGATGTCGACGGCGATAGCCTTCGGATTGACGAAAACGCTCACGTCTCCGATGCCGTCGAGGTCGGCCAGCGCCGCATACAAGCTGTCCAGCATACCTTGCCCTGGCTTGGCTACCGAGCGCATGCGCCGCTGGCGGAACTTCTGCGGTGTCTCGGCCACAGTCCCCGTCGTGCTGTCGGTGTAGAAGGCCACGTCGAGCCAGCCGTACACATCCACCACTTTCTTGGCGGTATTCGTCTGCTTCGTCTGCACCGTGCCGTACGTCGTGGCCGTGCACGACACAAGGTAGTCGTGGGCGTCGCCTACCGACGGACCAACCGCAACCCCTGTCTCGTAAACCACACCACCTTCTTCGTCGAGAATTTGCGTCCCCGCGGGTAGCGTTTCGCCCGTCTTCACGTGGACTAGGCACGTAGTTGTCGCCTTCTGGCCCAGCTTGACCGAGATGCCCGACAACGGACCGAGGCGCCACAGGGCTTCGCCGGTCGCATTGTTGGGGTCGACCACTGCGTAGACATTCTCGGCCACTTGGTAGAGGGTGTCTTCAATCTCGGCGACGATGCCCGCAATCTGGCCATCGGGAGTAGTCCCATCGAGCACGGCATCCGCCCCGAGAACCTCGGGCGCCTTGAGCTTGGCGACGAGATTGGACAGCAGAATATCGAGGCGCTCGCGCGCAAACCCAGTGTCTGTTACTCCGCTCATATACTGGCCCTCACTTGTACTTTGCGAGGAACCCCGTAAATCGTCAGGATTTCGATAGCTACGCGGGCTTCTCGCGTCGAGTGGTCAAGAAAGAACTGCAATTGCTGAATCGCAGACACGCCTACAACCCCCAGCACTACGCGCACCAATTCAGAACGTGAGAAAGCTTCGTCCGCTGGGCGCGTTCCAAGGATCTGCTTCTGGCCGTCTTCCTGCTTCCACCACGCCACCCCTAGGCTGGTATCAAGGAACCACTCGCCAAGCGTGAGACGCACGGCCAGCGATACCAGCACCACGACCGCGTCGGCTCCCGTGACAAAGTCCGACACCCCGTGACCGAAGCACGGTTGACCGTCGTTATCGAGTCGTCTTACCAACATCAGGATTTCGCCAAAACATTCTGTGAAGTAGCCCCAAGGGCATAGTACGTCATTTTCGAGAACGGGTCGATTCCGCGAGCCATGACGATGCCGTTGATTGGCGGCTGTAGCTCGGCCCCGGAAGCGGTCGACTGCACGCCTAGCAGCACTTTTCCAGGCGCCTGGACTAGCACGTCGCCGTTAGAATGTAGGGCGATCCGCACTGAGCCATCCCGCAAACGTAACTCGGTTCCGCTGCGTATGTCTTGAAGCAGCTTCGGAAGGCTGTTCGGTCCGATCAAGGCGAATCCGTCGGACAGATCGTGGAACCGAATCTCGTCGGGGTCTTGCACGTCGCCGTTGTTCCACCAACGGTCGATGCACCGTTCGGAGAAGAGCAGCAGACACTCGTCGCCCGAAGCAATGTCGAAGGTCAGTGCGCCACCGGGGAAGATGATCGGCACGTCTTCGCATGGAGGCAACGCCACCGACGAACCGTCAATCTTCAAACGCCGGACGGTAGCCTGTACCTTCACGGTTTGCTGTAGGATGTTCGTCGACACCACCTGTGCGGGGAGCGCGGTATGTACGTGCATCAACGCGTACTTGATCGCTTCAACCGTGGCGTCGTGGTCGTCATCCGTCAAGTCTTGCTGCGTACGTTGCAGCTCTGCCGGGGTACTCATATCCGCACCACAGCTTTCTTGGTTGACGTGCTGGGAATAGCATCGCCCAACGCCACACATTCCACGATGGTCTTTCCTTCGCCGCGAGAATCCCCTTCGTGCCGTAGCTTGTAGACCTTGTACACGCCGTTAGGAGAAAGCCGCGCAAGGTGCTTCGCCTTAGACTTCGGACCGTTGACGACAAACTGCGAAGTCTGCACCTTCACATCGGCGTTGTTCAATTGCAGCTTGCCGTTGATTTGAATGTAGGGGTTGAGCAAGCACATAACCCGAATACCCTTGTCGGACAACTCAGGCGCGGCCAGAAGCCCGGTCTGGTCGTTGACGACAACCGCTTCCGTGTCTAGCACGCCGGTACTCTCGACGATCTGCAAAGCCCCATCTTGAATCGACCAATGCGCATCGAGGGAAGCCGCCGCACTATGAAGCACCTCGCGCGCTGGGCTCGAAATGACCTTGGCGCGTACGCGTTTCTTTCCCCTTGAAGCAATCTGCCCTGGCTTTGTGTTGGGCATGGCGCGCAGAGCGGCCTTCACCTCGTCCACATCGGACGTGCCCGCGGGTAGCACCGTTTGCACAATGCTGTAGCGGTAGTCGTGGTCCCCGTCTGCGGCTTGAATGTCGATCTTACGGTCGCCACGATCCCAATAGGAAACCGCGTGTTTGATGTTGCCCAAGAAGATGACGTGCGCGTCCCCCTCGTAACCGGTACTCAAAACCACATCGTCGAATTCGTCGAGGAACTTTCGCTCGATGGCCGGGTCCAGGTTGTACACGGTGATGTCGGCCGTGTTCGGGGTGTGTCGAATAGTCTTTTCGACGATAAACTCAATCCGCAGGCCGTCTTGATGGTTCGCCTTGACGTGGACACCGTCGCCGCCCTTGCCGACGATCAATTCACAGACGCGCAGCCATTGAAGCGTCGCAATTGTCACGTCTCCCCCGGTGCGAAGTAGTAGAGCTTCACGCGCCCGCCGAGGTCGCCATCGTCGGACGTGGCATCAATGCCCTGTTCGCTTTCATCGATCATGAAGAAGTTCCCGATCTGGACGCCGAACCCCGAAAGTAGATCGACGCCCAAGAACAAAGAAACCCCCATAGCCAAATAGACTTGGTCCGCGCGTCGCAGAACATCCATGCTCCAGCTTTGTCGAGCTTCGTTCCACTTGACGATCAAGTCGTATTCGGTGCCGTCGAGTGTGATTGTGACGACCTGGCACGGGTCCGATGTCAACGGCACAACGATCATGGGTCATCCCCTCCGTTGACGAGCATCGCCTGTCCGGGCGGATCTGGGTATCGGTTGTACGCAATCTTCTCCGCCGTATCTTCGTCGAACACCACATCATCCGAGCCCGACATCAACCGCGCTTTTAACGCTTGACGCTGCTGCGCGAGGGACGGTGTCTGACCTTCGGCTTTGCGCTTCTTTGCCAAACTCGCCGAACGCGACGTAGAGCCCTTCGCCAAGGGTCGGTACTTCGCCACCAAGACGCTCGATAGGTTGATCCCTACGAAGGAAAGCTCTGCTTCGAGCACTTCGGAACGCTTGGCGTCCTCGCCGTACTTGATGTTCGTCAAGAACATGTTCCGATACAGTCCTAGCCCCATCTGTAGGTCGCACAGTTCATGCCGCTTGCGTGTCGAATCGAGCAAGGACAGCGCGGCCTGCGAGCGCGTAAGGCCCGGCACAATGTAGCTGTAGCCGGACTTGTCCGTGTCTTGGGGTAATGCTGGACCGTCTTGGTCGTGGGAATCGAGGCTTTGATCGTTGAGTAGATTTTCCGGAGCTGCGTTCGACACAATGACGGTCATCGTGATCTGGACTTGCTCATCGTACGCATGATCGTTGATGGGCGAGCCCGTGGCGATGGGGTTGGACGTGACCTTCGTAGGAAGGGACACCTCGGAATTAAGCACCGAATCCCACACAATGGCCCAAGCCGCATCGGCATCTTGGACGCTGGACATTTTGCGAATGACTGTAGCGCTCATGATTTGAAAGGCCCTTGTGCGTTACGTGCGCGCCCAGAAGATCCCCGCCCTCGTCCTTGGCTGTCAACTGCATCCTTCACTTGGCCGTGCAATTGTTCGCCCACGGCTGCCTCGCGCCCCTTGTCGGCTCGAATATCGACGCGGCCGATGTCCACTTTCGTATTGTTCTGCACCATCCCGCCGCTTGCCTGCCCCGCGGCCATGGGCGGCGCGTACGCGCTCGACACGGCCAAGGCGGGCGGCACCCACGCGCCCCAGTTTCCAGCCGTACCAAGGAAGTGCGCCATGTCGTCGGCGCGTTCTTGCTTGTCGTGCTGAATCGTCCGCTGGTCGTTTTGGCGCTGCTCTTCCTTGTCCAGAAAGTTTTCGACCCCCTTCACCCCGAGCTTGCCCAGCACCCAGCGAAGCGAGCGCCCGGCATAGTCGACCTTGAAGAACCACTCGACGGCACGGCGAACCTTGTCGACGACCGTATCCCAGGCTTCACCAAACCACGAGATGACGGCGCCCCAGTTTTCCTTGAGCGTGTGCGCCACCGCAATGATGGCGAAGATGTCTGCCAGAATCAGCCCTACAGGGCCAAGTATCGGCAACAGCCCCCACAATGCAGCGACTACGCCGGAAATCCACGTCGCAAACTTGAGCGCTACAAGCGCAGTGACAATTGTCTCGATTGCTTGCAGGGGCGTGATGATGTCGTTGAACGGCGCCCAAAGCTCGACGATTTTATTTTTCAAATTGACAATACCGTCATACACACGCCCAATGTAGTAGATGACAATCCACAACCAGTCCCCGAACTTCGTCAACACATCGTTTCGGTTGATCGTCCACCACTCTGTAAAGGCGTCCGTCACGCGCATGATGGCAGGCGCAAGCTCGTTGCCGATCAACGTCGTGATTTGTCCGATGATCCGATGAAGCCCCATGAAGGCTATTTCAGTCTCGTGCGCGCGTTTGTAATCCTGGTCGGTCAGGAAGCCGCCCTTGCGTGCTTTGTTGACCGCATCGAGGAACTCTTCCCCGCCCATCTCGGCCATAAGATTGGAGAGCTTAGGCGTCAAGCCCAGATGCCCAGCCACGGCCAAGCGCATACCCGGATCCCACTTCGCGAATTTGTCGGACAACTCGGCGAAGAGTTCGTCTGTCGTCTTGAGCGCGCCGGTAGCCGCGTCCTTCGTGTCGATGCCAAGCTGCTTAAACAGCTTCGTGTACCGGGGGAACCCAGCCGCCGCCGCGCCCGCCGCGCGCGTGACGCCCATCAAAGCTTCGTGCATCTGGTCGGCCGACACGCCAGCCTGGCCCGCGACACGGTCGAACGCGTCGACGCTGGTAGCCGCTACCCCGATAGCCTCCGAAGTCTCTTGCACGGCCGCTGCCGACTCGACGGCATGCTCTACGAACTCCATCAGGCGATGGCCCAGCTCGACGGCAGCCATCACCCCAAGCGCTTCGAGCATGTGGTGCACGCTCGAAATAGCGTGCTGGAATTTCTCGATAGCTCCGTGGTCGGCACGCACGCCGAGACGGACGAAGAACTCCTCTAGAAGCGAGCCGCCCCCGGAGTGGCCGTATCCTGCGCTCTCACTCATCCGGGGAATCCTCCTTCTGTTGTTCTTTTTGCCGCGCCCTGTACTCGTCTTCTTCGGCGATGACCTCGTGGAAGTCCGCGAGGTCGTTTATGTCGTAAGTACCATCGGACAGCTCACGACGCGAGCAAAGCGGGGGATCTACTCGGCAAGGGAGCCAGATGTACCAATGGATATTGGCGGATTCGATGGGCTCGACTCCGCCCCCACTTCTTCGCTCGAAAGTGAGAGGGCGCCTTCTAAAAAATCGGCGAAGTTCACCTTGAACGCTTCCACCGCCACTTTGAAAGCGTCCAGCAAACGACCTTGAAACGTGGTTTCCAGGGTGACTTTCCCCGTCTTCTCTTGGTCGACACAAGACGTCGATGTGTAGAGCGTGTCCATGGCGAGGCGAATTTCGTCATCGTTCAACTTGCCGAGCAAGTCTCCGGTGAGCTTCGCCGCTGCCGCGCGTACGTCAACCTTCGCGCCGCGCGTGCCGGCTGCAATCTCGGCCAAAGGCGACCCGAGATTGCGAACGACGATCAACAGCACCTTGAAAGCCATACCGGCGGGCAGCATTCCAAAGCGGAAACGCCGCCCCCCGATGACCTTTGTCACGTCCTTTGTCATGGTCATGACTTAACGACCCACGGCTTCCGCGGTAGCCGTCAACAGACCCGCGAAGGTCGGATCGGCCAGATCCATCACCCCGCGCTCGAAGGTGAATTCCCAGACGCGCTTGCTCGCCTTGGCGCCTTGCTCGGGACTGGCCGGGCTGCTGATGTAGCCATACCACCCCGCGATCTTGTCCTGGCGGTAGCTGTCTTTCGCCGAGAACACCACCGGGACGAAGGATCGCGGCCCGCCCTTCTGCGCCGCGTACAGCGTCGACAGAAGCGCGTTTCCGCTCGACGTAGGGGCGAGCGTAAGCGTGACCTTGACCGACTTGTCCGCGGTCAAGTAGATCGTCATGATGCCGTCGGCGCCCATCGAGTGGGTATCTTTCCCGAGCCACTCGAATTTGACAACGCCATCCCCCTCGTCGAAGCCCGTGATCTGTGTCCCGTTGACGAACGTTACCCAGTCGATGAAACTGATTGCTTTTGCCATGTCCTTGACCTTTCACTAGCAGTCGGCGAACGCTTCGCCTAAGGGCTGAAAATCAGCTTGAGGTTGGCCTTCTGGATGGCCCCCGAACCCGTCGCCAGCGCCGTGATGGGCGGCGAAACGCGAGTGTTGCGGTCGGCCTGGCTCATGCTGGAGATGGGCTCGGCGTACACGTAGAAGCCGTCTTTCAAGTATCCGCCCGGCTTCACCGTGCCCACACCCGTAACGGTCCTCGGCCAGTACCCCGGCGCCAGAAGTCCGTTGTTGACGGCCTTGCGAAGTGCGGTCTCGAAAGCCGTCACCAGCAAAGCCACGTCTTCGTCAGTCTGCGCGAGTCGTCCCATGGCGGTCATGGCCGCGTAGACCTGCGTCTTGATCTCCAGGTCGAGCCAGGACAGCCCGAACACCTGATCGATGTACGTACCGTCGCCCATGGTGCCGTACGTGAAAATGGGGCTGTTCGCGCCGAACGAAGCCACGACGTTGCAGTTCTTCGCGCGCAGACCATCGTAGATGCTTTGGTCGATGTTCTCGCCCGACACGCCACCGATGGCCTTACCCCACAGGGTGATGACCGAGCGATATTGCGTGTAGTCCACGACCGCAATACGCGCGAGCGCGCCCACGCCTGCGTTGGGCGTATCCGTCGAGTACGTGACGAAGGTGTACTTGTTCGACTTCCGCTTGGTGTACCCCGCGATGTCCGTATCGCCGCTGGTCGGCGTAGCGTACGCAGCCGGGCTGTTGGTCGTCGCCGCCATGGGGCGCTTGTTCGCGAGCGCCCAATCCGAGGCGTTCTGCAAGTCGGTCAGATCCGCATCGCTCGCCATGGCGAAAGAGAACCAAGACGAGGTGAAGACCTTCGCCGCCGTCAAAGAATCGTCGACGACGGTTTCCGCCGCGATCCCCACCGCGCGACGTGCGCCTTCTTCGACGGTCAGGCCGAGAAGCGCGGCCGTCGTGGTGTCGGTGCCGGCCGTCGTGGCGAAACTGACTTGACTCGAAGTCCCTGTGGTGGGGGAGCTGACCAGGAAGAACCCGTCCGCCGTGTACGTGCACGTGGTGCTTGCGAGCCCCGCGGCCAACTGCGACTGAATCGCAGTGGCCACGGCCGCGAAGTCGGCACAGCCCGAGAGGTCGAGCGCCGTCACGTGGATCGTGGTGGTGTCCACGGTGACATCGAACGCGCCCGCCGTGATGGCCTTCAAGGCGAGCAACGCCCCGTGCGCACCGCCCAGCAGCACACCGGCCTGTGCCGTCGAGAATCGCCGCGCGATGTACAGCCCGCTAAGCGATGGGTTCTGCGCGAAGGCAACCATCGCCGCTTTGTACTCGGGGTCGGACGCCGAGAATCGCGAAGCAAGCGTGTCAGAGGTGAAGTATTTCACCTTTTCGTAGACCGCCAGCTTGGCGGACTTTCCGAAGATGCACACCCCTTGCAAGCTCGGCGTGGCAGGCGGAAGCTGCGGAACCTCGATGGTCAAACCGATTACGTTGTTGATGTCGAGACTCATGGTATGGGCACCTCGATGGCTGTTTGGTGGACGTCCCCGCCCGGTTCCGCAACTATAAGCTGCGCTTGCAAGGCGGCCAAGAATTGAACCTTCGTGGTCTCGCGGGCCACGATGCCGAAGTCAAGATCTACCTGCCCGCGCGACTCGAAAAGCGAATCGTTCAAGGCCGTAAGGTCGCGCGCCGCGCTCTTCTGCCCCAAGAACGCGATGCCGTTCTGCTGCAAAAGCATACGCACCGACGGGAGCCAGAAGCGCGAAGGTAGCCGGTTGGCTTGGTTGAAGCCCCACTGGCTTTGCTCCATGATGCCGACCGAATCGACGAACGCGCCTTCGTCGGCCGACGTGGGCGCCCGACGCGCTCGATAGAACTGCACCGACGCCGTGAATTCTTGATACGTGTCGAGGTAGTAATCCATCTCGACCGCGTCGACAGCCGCCCCGGAAACATCGCCGACTTTCTCGGGCGTGGCTTTGTTCCCTTGCGCGTAGATGAAAACCGTAGCGAACTCGTCGCCCGAATCCCCGATAGGCAACGTCTGATTCGCCGGACGTACCGTGTTGACAGCCATGCCGGCGGCTTCACGGACGATGCCACAAAGATTGTTGCTCAACAAATCTTGGAAGTTCACGTCGAGATCCTCGTCGGGGTTGCCGCGTGGTACTCCTGCGCGTACGCGACGTAATAGCCGTACGCCTCGTAACGCTCGACCTTCATCACCCGGTACTTGCCCCCGTTCCATCCCACCACGTCGCTGTCGTTGGCAGCGCCTACCATGAAGAGCGATTGCGCGCTGTAGATCTCGATCCACCCGTCCATACGCTCGCCTTCGGGCATGGGCGTAGTCTTGTCGGGGTTGCTCGTCGGTTGTACGATGGCAGTCAACTCCGTGGGCGTGTGCGTGTTCCGGTAGCGACCTTCGAGCCCCGCAACGAAGCCGCCGACAGGACGATAGCGCACGATGTCCGAAAGGAACTCGGGATCGGTCACAAGCTCGGACAGATCAAGCGTCGGCCGCATTAGTCGTGCCCCCAGGTTACGGCCTGCTCCATGTTGCCTGTATCCTTGAGCGGTTGATCGCCCTTCTTCCCGTCGCGCGTTTTCGCTGCGATGGTTGCGTCGGCGTTCGGCTCGGCCCACGTCTTGCTGGTCGCGATGGCGCGCTTAATTTCCCCGGCAGCCATCGCTCCGAGCTGGCCGATTGCCTGCTCGTAAGACATGCGCCCTTTGAGCGTCAAAATCAGGTTGATCCGATTGAGCCGCGAAAACTTCATTTTCCCTTGGGTGATCCCGTGGCGCATGAACGCGCGCTCCGGAGTGTGCACGGTGCCGTCGGCGTTGTGCGTGCCCAGCTCATTCCACGCGGCGACTTGCGCCACCGTCAAAAAGCCGTCGTCTTCGGTCTCGGGATGCGACTTCCCCTTGATGAAGCCGGCCTTGACGGTCCCGCGCATGGTCTTGAAGTGCTGCGCGAGTGCTGCCAAGCCACCGTTGTGTACGGTGTGCTCGACGTGCCCGCTCACTGCGGTTCCCCTGTGGGTGGAATGTCTGCCGCTGGGAAGACCAAAGGATCGGCGCTGCACAAACCCGTGCCGCTGTCGTCGAGCCACTTTGCGCCCGACGCGAGCACGCCGCGCCCCACCTGCCCCCTAAGCCAACAAAGACGCTGTCCATAGGTCGTCGACATCCAAGGATCTTCGGATTGCTTCTGTAGCATCGCCGCGTTCCGCGTGATGTTGAGCTTCCCCGCGCCCTTGGAAACAACGTCGCGCGCGAAGGTCGCCGAGGGTGCGGCCGTCGCGCGCGCTTGTTCTTCTGCTTCAATCGCGCAGTAGTGGGCGGCGTAGAGCCCTTGGGCCATGTCCGCGTACTCTTCGTAAGCCTCCCCAATGAAGAGGAGGGCTTCCGAGAGGTACGTCTCGATATTCGGGTTCGTTGCGAACTGCGGATACCGAGCTTTGAACGTGGCCGAGTTCATCGCCGCCCGTCGCGCTTAGTGAGCCGAGCCGCCCGTGCCCAGAACCTTGTCCATGTAAAGCATGGACTTGGGGTAGCGCAGCTCATAGCCGCCGCAGCGCTGCTCGCCCGGCACGTTCACGCGCAGGTTGACGAGTTGCGGAGCCTGGAAGCGAAGGGGCATGGGCACGTGGAACACGGCCATGTCTTCGTTGTTCACCCAGAACACCGCACGACTGTTGGTGCCCGAGACCGCGCCGCCCGTGGTGGCCGCGCCCGCCGTGTCGAGACCCCATATCGGGCGGATCTTGACATCGACCTGCATGGTCGCCTGCGAGATGTTGTTCTTCACCAGGAAGGTGTAGATCGTGGTATCGGATTGGGTCGAACGCGCCGTCGAAACGAGACGGTTCCACGCCTGCACCGGCACGCCGATGTCCGTCGCCACGTAGTTGAACCCCATGGCGGTGAAGACATAGTTCAGGCCCCAGTTGAGGTCGAACAGGATGTCGTCGGCGCTGGCCGCGTCCCAGTTGCCCTTGAGCGACGTTCCGCCCGTGCCGCCCACGGCGACTTGCGGCGCGAGCGCTTGGTTGAGGAACCCCTTGATGTTCTTCAACGGGATGCCGAAGAGGGCGGCTTTGTTGAGCGCGCGTTCCGCGGCTTGCGTCGCCTTCACCAGCCGGCGCTCGTTGAGGGGGCGTCGGAGGTAGGCGGTCTGGCGCAGCTCTTGGAGGGTGTAGAAGTACCCGATGCGGCCGTGCGCGACGGCGTGGTTTTCGTCATCGTACTGGACATCGACGTACGGGAAATCGTCTCCCTTGTCGCTGCCCCAGTCCGCTTCGCCGACACCGTCTTCCTTCTCGAAGCGGATGTTGTCGGCCCACTCCCCCGCCTCGCCCGTCACGGTGACGAGCTGCTTGTACTGCATGGGGAGGTACAGACGCTCACGGACCTTCGCTTCCGTGTAGGTCGTCTGTCCGATGACGAACGAAAGAGCTTCGTTCGCGTCGCGAGCGGCGCCGGGAACGCGCGCGTACTCGTGACCGTCGCCAATGATCTTGGCCATGTCGGGAGCCCACGCGGCGTGCAGCTCGCGCAAGCGCTGCTCGCTCACGAGAACTTCCTTGAACAGATCCATGCCGTCCGCGACCGAGATCAAGCGTCGGCCCGGCTTGCCGGGGATTTCTTTTCCGATATTGAATTCCATCGTCCTTTGTCCTTTGCTGGAGGTTGTTTGCTAAGCCCTGTCCCTGTTAGGACGTGGTCTTCATGGAACGGCCCGCGCGCAACACGACCTTGGCGAGTTGCCCCGCCGTTGCCGCACCTTCGTAGGTGCAAGTGCCGGGCACCGCGTACCGCGTGGAACCGTTGGCCGCGCCACCGCTGGCCGCTCCCCACGTCACCGCGCCCGTGCCGCCGTCGACGAGAATCAGGAGGGCGTCACCGTCCGCCGCGTTCTCGCCCGCTACAATCAGGATCGGCCCCTCTTCCACGACGGAAGCGGAGTCGTATTGATTGTACTTCGCGACGCCGCCCAAGATGGGGTGCATCG